GTGAATTACATCCACGATAAGTTCAAGCCCCCCTTGAAATACCGTCCCGTTCACTTACTGGATATTGAACACCACTACCCTCACGAAAACTCCTCAAACGCAGAAGCACCCTTCTCCACAGAAGAATTTTTCTGGCGACAAATGCTCACACCTACCTATTATGAGCGTCACCTGAAAGATAAGAAACTCACGAATCCTCGACGATCCTTTGGAAATATGAAACCTATTATTTTTGACTGGACACGACGCATGCTACATGAAATCAAGGACAACACCGTTTCCTACCATGCTTATATGTATTATATACTACTGCACAACAAAACAGCGATCATCAACAAAGATGACCCTAATAAATTGAGAACGATTTCCGGATTCCCACGACCCGCAAATCTCGCATTCATTATGTTTTACTGGCCACTTTTTGCTCATTACAAGCGAAACCCAGGACTCACACCCTTACTTTGGGGTTACGAAACCCAAAAAGGTGGAATGCTCCGCCTCAATTATGAATTATTCCGAGAATACGCTCGTTCAACGATCGTAACTTTGGATAAATCCAGATTTGACAAATACTACATGTTCGAAGTCCAAGACGACATCGACAACATGTGCTATAACTGGATTGACTTCAATCACGGATATATTCCCACTAAGGAGTACCCCCACACCGACACGACATGGAATGACAACAAAGCCGACCGACTCAGAAGACTATTCTGGTGGACAGCTTTTTGTTTTCGAAATGCCCCTACCGTCCTCTTCGACGGAAGACAATTTCGACGAAAATGGTTCGGAATGCCATCTGGCGTTTACACGACCCAATTTTTCGACACCCTACATTTCGGAATCACGAACGCTACTACCCTCTTTGTTATGGGCTTCACCCCACAACAGATAGTTGTATACAAGGGCGAAGGTGACGACATCATCTTCAAACTTGCCGTTCTAATCCCTCCGAACGTGCACGACACATTCTTGCAAGAATATCAACGCATAGATGACGAATATTTCGGGTCTATTATTAGACCAGAAAAGTGCAAAGCCACAAACCACATTGATGGCTGGGAATCTCTTGGTTATACCAACCACAGAGGTATTCCTCTTAGAGACACTGTTAACCTTATGGCACAGTTCTACCACACTAAGATGACTAACCCAACACCATCAAAAACCATGGCTACCGCACTCGGCATTGCCACCGCAAGCCTCGCTATCGACCGACGCGTTTATAATGTCTGCAAAGAAGTGTACACGTACTACGAAAGTCAAGGAGTCACACCCAACTCCGACACTTACCGCAGAACACTATGGACCGGAGATCCCACCGAGCACATCAAAATGCCGAAGACCTTCCCATCTATACCTGAAATTCAAGCAAACGTTTGGAACTTCAGTTATTCCGCGCCTCCCACCATGGCCTTGACTTGGCCCTCTTGGTTTACCGCTCAGTTTTAACTCTCGTTCTTCAGCCGACCCGCTGATGTTTGTTAATATCAGACCAAATTTTAAAAAAAAA